TTGGGGGATCCAGAAAACAAGAAACACGCAGATGCAAAGGCTAGGGCTAAGGAGTTAGCTCAACAAGGGGAGAAAGATCAAGAAACATCGGACTCTCCATTAAACGCTTCTAAGAAGAGTAAGCTAAAAAAGAAGGTTGATGCGATGAAGGAACAAGATAAGGACACTGAAGATGAGGACACTGACGATGTTGCCACTCAGGATAGACTCAATAAGGAAAGAGGGGAGGTCGATAAGGAGTATCAATCTTGGCGTGCAAAGCAGGGGTTAAACGCATCTAAGAGGAGTAGTAAGAAGACTGAAGATAAAGACTGGATTCAAAAGGCTGTTAACCCTAAGCACAAAGGTTATTGTACTCCAATGACTAAATCTACCTGTACTCCTGCCCGTAAGGCTCTTGCTAAGAGATTTAAGAAAGCTGGTAGTAAAGAGAAGAAGGAAGGTGGGACGGGCTGGCAAGGAAAGGTGTAAAAATGGAGGAGCCTATTGATGATTTAGTTTACTCCAATAGGCTAAGACATCCTAAAGGAGACATATACCTTTTTAATGAGAGGGCAAGATTTATAAGATTGCCCCCTCCCCCTAAAAATTCTAGTCTAAAAGGGGCTAGAGATATGATGACCGTAAAAGGAGCCCTCAGTATAGCTGGTGAGGGTATGATGAAAAGCATAAGGAGACATGACAAGGATCCTGTATTTGCCATAAAAACTTATATGTCTATTTTTGGATTAAAATATGACGAGGAGTATCTTGATAAGGTTTTAAAAGAATCAGCAATTCTAATTAGAGAGCAAAAGAATTTATTTAATAGGGCTCGTCCTATTCAGTTGGCACCCTACTTTGGAATGGATTTAAAAGTGTTTAAGGCTAAAACAGCTAATACACCATCCTACCCTAGTGGGCATTCAGCTCAAGCTTATTTAGTAGCTCTTATCTTCGCAGATAAGTATCCTGATCATAGGAAGAATCTGATTAAAGCGGCAGAAGAATGCGGGGGTGGACGAGTCATGGCAGGACTTCATTACCCTACTGATCACAAAATGGGAATATATTTTGCGAAACGTCTATTTAAAACTATGAAGGGACGTAAAAAATTAGAGTATGACAACACTATTGATTTAGCCACAACTAAGGGAGGGGACTAATGGTATTAAAAAGATTTATGATTCCAAGATGCGCTAGATGTAGTAATGGTTGTTGACTACACAGCAGGATCATGTAATGCTAACTTCCAACTAATACAGTAAAGAAGCCAGCTTACTGAAAGCCCAAAAAATCCGTCTAGAATAAGACTACCTGTGACGGATATCCAGGACCAACTAAGAAGAAGACCTACCCAAAACCCCATACACATAGGGCAGCTAAAAAAGTATCCTACCATGGGGTGAGTCTTGTTGGCCTTTTCCCGTATAAAAGAGAAGACCTTTGAATGGGTGATAGCAAAACTTATCCCAAAGCAAACTAAGGCCCAGGTTAGAAATTCGTGAAAAAAGACAATAGTAGTATCCATGTTATATCCTTATTGGTAATTTAGTGTTATCTATAAAAGCTTTCCTGTTTTTATGCCAGGAGTCTCTACCTACTAATTCCCCACTAGAGTAGTGGATCATATTAATTGGGACTGTGTAGTTTTTAAACCCTAAATGATGGGCAGTTGTAGTATAATGGATATCATAAAAATCCCACTCTCCTTCAAAGTAGGAGGGTTTTTCAAATCCTACCGCTTCCCAAACTTCTTTTCTTGCGGCTAAAAATAACCCATCTAAAGCTACTACTTGACCATGGGGACCGTAATGGGTGTTGTGTAATTTTTTATGTTCATCGTTGTGATGAATGACAAACCCCTTGTGTAGCCCATTTTTCCATCTTTCCTGGTTCCACCACACAGCATCGTCGCCCAGGAGGGTAGTTCCTGCTACCCCTACAATTCCTGTTTCTTTATATGCACACTTAGAGATGCCTACTAAAAATTGAGATTTTGTAGATTTTATAGCTAAGTCATCATGACAACAAATTACTATATCCTTGTCCTTAGCATCACACTTCTCTAGTCCTTTTTGGTATGCATCAAATATAGATTGTTGATTAACTAGTAATTTAACCTCTACTCCATAGCTAGATAATGTATTAACTAAGGTCGAGGTAGTGAGACTTAGCTCTTTATTCCTGGTACAAATAATTGCAAAAAGTTTCATACACTATAATAGAGAGGGCTATATTATTTAATGGAAAAATCTGAATTGATTAAAGAGTTTCAACGATGTAAGGATGATCCTGTATACTTTATATCTAATTATGTAAGGGTGACCCATCCTGTACGTGGGTTGGTTCCTTTTAAGTTATACCCTTTTCAAGTGGATATTCTTGAAGCCTTGAAAACTCATAGATTTAATGTGTTGAGGAAGTTCAGGCAAGCAGGATGTACCACAATTTCCGCTGCTTATTCTTTGTGGATGATAACATTTCAAAAGCACAAACAAGTAGTTATCCTTTCTAAGGGCGATGCCGAGTCTACAGAGGTTTTAGATAGAATTAAGATTATGTATGAAGAACTTCCTGCTTTTCTTAGACCTAAGATTGTGGAGGACAACAAGCACACTCTAAAACTCTCCACAGGGTCCACCATTAAATCTCGCCCATCTGGTAAGCAGTCAGGACGATCACTAGCGGGATCACTCCTCATTATTGATGAGGCTGCTTTCATTGAGAATATTGATACTATTTGGGCTGCTGTCTATCCCATTATTTCTACTGGTGGTAGAGCTTTTGTTCTTTCTGGTTTTACGATGTATACTATGGGGCTAAAAATAAAACTAATTCTTTTAACCGCATTGATATTGAGTGGCCTGAACACCCTGAGTATAAAAGGCATGAGGGGTTTGAGGATCTTTATAAAGAAATGGCTACGAAAGGTCTTAATGTGGATGATTGGGAACCTACGACTAGAGCTAATATGCCTCTCAAACAATGGTTGCAGGAGTATGAAGGCCAGTTTCTAGGCACTGGAGAGACTTATATAGAAGGATACCTTCTAGCAAGATTAGTAGAAGAGGTAAACGAAGATTATTGGATTAAATACAATAATAAAATGAGGGTATGGAAGGAACCTCTCCCTGAGCATGAATATGTTATAGGGGTGGATGTTAGTTTGGGGAGGGATCGAGATCATTCAGCCTTTCATATTTTCAATGCTTATTCAGGGGAACAGGTAGCTGAATTTTATTCAAATAAAACTCCAATTAACGAACTTGCTCAAATTTTAGCTAATGAAGCTAATATATATAATAATGCTTCTGTTATTATAGAAAGGAATACAATAGGTAATAATCTAATTGATTGGATGTTTAATGTTTTGGAGTATGATAACCTATGGATAGATGATAAAAATGATTTCGGAATCCAGGTGACAACTAGGAATAGAGAAGAGCTTTTAGCTCGGATGGAAGAATACATTCGTAACAATTTAATTAAAATTAATTCCAAAAGAACCATAGATGAGCTTTTAACCTTTATTATTGATGATAATGGCAAAATTACTGCTGATGTGGGCAAGCATGATGATTTAATTATGAGTCTAGCATGTGCTGTATTCCTACTACATACAGTAAGAGGGAGTGGTCCCTTAGAAATGAAACTTAATACTACAGTAGAACCTAAAGCAC